GATGTCCGTGCTGTCGCCCCAGACTCGGCAACAAAGTTGGAGCCGTCACCGACGATAAAGTTGCCGTCAGTCACAGCCAAGCCAGCTACGTCCGCAAGCTGCGCGTCATATGCCTGCACGTCTGTACCAATGGCCAGACCGAGCGAGGTTCGCGCTGTTGCGCCTGTCTCAAGAACAAAGTTGCTGCCATCACCGACGATGATGCCGCCGTCCGTCACTGCCAGGCCGGCAACGTCTTGGAGCTGCTGGTCGAGGCGTGCGTTGGCTACTGTGCCGGTGAGCTGGGTTGCATCAATGCTTTTGTTGGTCAGCGTCTGTGCGCCGCTGAGCGTGGCAACCGTGCTGTCGATGGCTACGGTGAGTGTCTGTGCAGATCCTGTCGTGTCGATACCAGTGCCGCCGGTAAAGGTCATTGACTGGCTGTCGAGATCAACGCTTTGAGCGCCGCCGCTGTCGCCAGAGAAATCAAAGTCCTGGGCAGTGACTTGGCTGTCTACATACGCTTTGACCGACTGCTGCGTTGGCACCATAGTCGCGCTGTCGCTGGCCATGTTGTCTTCATCAACGAACTGCGTGATGGTGATCGTGCCGTCTGACAGGCTGCCATATTGCAAAATGCCGTGAACATTGGTGTTGCTGCTGGCGACCGTTGCGTTTGGCGTCAGTGTCATCTGTGACACAAAGCTGCCGCTGATTTTGCTGTTGACGGTCATGGTGCCGCCGTCAGCTACGTTCAGCTTCCAACTATCTGCGTTGTCATCGCCCTGGTCAGCCTTCAGAACAACGCCCAGCGCCGCACCCTCTACGTTAGCAGCGATTTCCAATGCGTCGTTTGTCGTCTCATCATACTGAATGGTGACATCGCTGTTGGTGCCAAAAACAATCGTTTTGTCATCAGGGATTGTCAGACCTTCAGCAAACGGAATAGCTGCGGTGCAAGTCTGTGTGCCGTCCTTCAGGATTGTTGTACTGAGGCCGGTCGCAAAGCCATCAAGCTCTGTGTCAAACTTGGACGCAAGAATCTTGACGCCATTGTCCCTGTCGGTCGTGCAGTCAAAAGTTCTGGTAAAAGTGCCGCTGGAAAAAGGCATTACAGTGGCCCCCCTGGTGCAAAGGTATAGTGTGCGGAGATGAAGCTGATGGTCTGCGTGCTGGTTGCTACCTTGATACGCAATGCACTTGAATAGCCGAGCCGGTTGACCGCCTTGCGCCGCTTGGTCACGCCAGCGCCGGTCGTGTCACCCCAGAAAAAGTCGTCCCAGGTGGCTTCATCCCATTCAGCAAGGTTTGAAGCAAAAGAGACTTGCGTGACCTCGATGGCTGCGGCTGACCCAAGGTCAACACCGACGCCAAACGAAAAGTCGATGGTTGTCTCGCCCTCCAAGATCGGCTGCACGCTGCTGAAGCGCTTGATCGCGGCGCGGTCGTTAAAATAGTTGTAGCTGGTTACCAGGTCGCCAGTGATGTCACTGCCGTTGTCGCTGTCACCGGTGATCTTGTAGACCTTGCCGCCACTGCCACCAAAAAAGGTGTCGCCGTCATATTGGCCCCACACATAGGACGGCAAGTTTTCAAACAGGCACCATGCCCGAATGATCGGGTTAAAGACGTGCTGGTTAAAAGGGTCAGTTCCCTCGCCAGTCGGATAATTGAAGTAAACTTTGTCACCGTCAGGGCTGACAAAAATCTGCCAGCCAGTCGAGCTGCCAGTTGCTTTCACTTGGTTGATGACAGTACCGCGAATCTTCTCAGATATTGCTGCAGTCTTGTTGCCTACGATGTCCTGGCGCACGACTTGACTAAGCGGCAGATAGCCTTCTTTGGTCATGACGATCACGTCGCCGCCTAGCTTGGCAATCGCACGCTTCTCATTGACCGGCTCAGCGATCCGATATGTACCAACCAAAGCAAAGTTAGACGCAGAAGGGTCTGAGCCGCTGTAGATCAACACCTCACCAGAACTCATAATGAGTGCCAGCAAGTCATCTACACCCTCGCCGCCGTCAATGTTCAGCGTCGAGATCATGATAAGGTTACCACCAAAGGTGCCAACCAGGCCGACAGGAAACTTGGTAAAGTTGCCTTGGAAGGTGTCTACCGTGGCCGAATAGTAAAAGTTCTGATCTGAGCCAGTGAAGTAATAAACGCGGTTTTTGTAGGCATGAACGCCGGTTAGCGTATTTGGGTTCGTGCTATCAGACAGCGTGATCGACAGGTCGCTGGCGGTTGACCCATTCCAGCTAAAAGGCACGTTTGCCCCCGACGGCACAAAGATGGATAAATTATTGAACTCGATGCTTTCTGCCCTGCCGTTTGCGAGGCCGGTCTTTTTGCTGACAGCCGAGCCAGTGTCGATCTGATACAGCGTGCCGTTGCTGCCGATAGCCAAGAGCTGCCGGTTTGCGCCAGCGTTGTGTTCAACAAGCGTCTCAACATTGCCAGTGCCTATGCCGGTGCAGAACTCTGTGAAACCGTCGCGCAGGGTCACCTTCTCAACGGTCGGAAAGAAGTTGGACATGACGATGGCGTCTGTGGGCGGCATCGCATCCAAACTGTCACGGCTGTTCAGCCCGCCGACAGGCGCTGGCACAGATGCCGCTTTGACGCGATACCTAGAGGCTGTTGGCAGTGCTTGGAGCATTAGCTGCTGACCCCATACCCGCTGTCAGGCAGATTGTAAGAGTAAGGGCTGACGAGGTAGCGCCGCGCATCATCCAGCGTGATGATCGGCGCACCACCAGAGCGGCTGATCGCTTGGCGCAGCTCAAGCTGGTACTGACGGAAGTCTTCATCGTATGCCAAGCCATGAGCCTGCTTGAAGCGATAGGTGGCACCCATCTCAATCAGAGTTTCATCAAGGATGCCGACATCGCTATCAGCAGCAAAAGCGGCCTGCGAGGTGCCACCAGTTGTCTGGTTCCAGTGGCTCGACAGATACTCAAAGCCGATGCTGTCGGCAGCGCTAGGCGTTGGCGTGATGTCAAACTTCAGCGCGTTGCTGCTTGCCTTGAGACGGAAGCGATCAACAATGCCAGAATCGACAGTGCCGTGCCGGTCGGCCTGAAACTGTTGTGGCGTGATCGGGCCGACCATCTGATCGAGGTCGGTGCGATTGTAGGCCGTGCCACTGACAAAGCGGTCAAAGTCGCTGGGCAAGTCATAGGACTGCGTGCCGTTGACCGTAGTGAAGGTATGCTCCTTCATCAATATCGGCCAGTTGGTGGCCCGCATGAGCTGCTTGCCCTCGCGGTTGATTATGACCAGGAGCTGACGTGCAATCGGATCTGTATTGCCGACAACAGTGGTCGGGCGCTCAAATCCGGTGTAGTCAGCTACCGTCTGCGCTATCGTCAGCAGGCTCATCAGCTACTTCCTCAACCTTGGGCGCGGCTTTCTTGGCAGCGCGTTTCGGCTTGGCTTGCATCTGCAGCTCAGCAATCTTCTTGAGCTGCACATAAGGCTCACCCATCTGGCGCAGCTTTGGCTCCTCAGCCTCAGCAAGCTCCTCGATGGTTTCAATGTCGGCCAGTTCGAGTTCAATCCGGCGCGGCTCAGTCATGCCAGGCAGTTCGCTCAAGCCACCGCCCTTCTTCTTGGGCTTCTTCTTGTTAGCCTTGTATTCAGCCCATTGCTCAGGGAAGCGGGCCAAATCTTCTGGCCGAACCGGCCCTTCCCATACGTCTCTGACGCCAGGAACAGAAATGCGGCAAAAATCGCGCATATCACCGTTCAGCTCGCGCTCGAAAAAGATACCTTTCGCGGCCATTTAGTCCTCCAAATGTAGGGGCGAGAGGGCGACCGAAGCCGCCCCCTCTAGGGAGATTTACATCGGGAAATCGCAGATGATTTCCTTGTCGCTGATGTCTCCAGCAATCGCACAGACGTTATCTGTGACTGCTGCGGAAACATCGAGCGTGCCGTCCGACGATCCAGTCGGGGTCAGCGGGTCGCCGTCTGCGCCTGCAGTGAGGGCAGTGTTAAGCGTTGCCGGGCCTTTGACCTGAACCCAGCAATACTGACCATCGGTCGGAGCGGACTGCAGAACACCAGCGCCGATCTCTACGGAATCCGAGAGGTCGGAGGTCACCTGGTTGTTCTTGTAGCCATCAAGCGTGTAGTAGTACGCCACGTTGCCGGATACGGCTGCAACCGAACCAGCGCCAGTGTCATACTGCACATACTTGAAGATCCGCGTACCGTTGGTGTCGTCGATGATGGCACCAAGCTGACCTAGCTGAAACTCAGGCGTGTCAGCGACTGCGGTGGGGTCGATCCCCATTACTGAAGCAATAGCCATTACCAGTCTCCTCTAGGTATGGATGACGCCCTGAAGGGCGCGGTTGGAGCATGTAAGAGCGCCGCTCCAAAACATCGGAGTGGTCAATGCGTCCTGGTTCACGGCCATTCGTGCCTCACCAGGCACGAAATCACGACCCGCAGCAACTTCAAGCCGCAGATAGTCAGTGTTCAGGAAGTACATGCGGTTGGTGTTACAGGCGTCATCGAACACGACATCCGAGTTCAGATACTGGACGCTGGTGAAACCAGAGTTAGCCAGATCGTCGCTAGTGATGCGCTGGATGGCCTGCAGGCTTCCGAGGAAAGCCTTGTAGGCGTTGGTGCCGGCCATAACCATGTCCGGCGAGTCAGCGCCGCGAACAAGCTGCAGATAGATGTTGTTCATATCTGCCTGCACGTTTGCTGTGCTGAAAGCGTTAGACGTGGCAGTGGTCTGCACGTTTTGCCAAAAGGTGTAGGTCGAGGAGTTAATCCCGCCCACAGTGCCGGTGCCGGCATCAGCCACGATGAGCTGAAGGCCACCGACTTCCTTGCCGTCGCTGCCGGTGCCATCGGAGTAGATAGCAGTCGAAAGCGTGTTCATCATCGACTTCTCAAGGACGTTCACACGCGCCTCAAGCAGATTGATGATGGCCTCAGTGCCGGAGTTTTTGACTTGCTCCAGGCCGCTGATGGTGACGTTACCGGCAAGCTGCTTGTAATCGAATACAGCAGCCGTAAGCACGTCAGACGGCGAGACATCAAGGGTTTCATAGCCGCTGTAGAACTGGACAGTTCCGTTTGCAGCATACTCAAGTTCACGCACGATATCGCGGCCAGTCACAGTGGTCTGGTTGCCATTCTCGCGCATACGACGCAGCAACGCATTGTGGTTGCTAACGTTGTCAGAGAGCTGTCGTGACCGGTTGCGAAGCGTGGTCGTGACGATCTCTGAGAGATTGGGGCTTGTCGCCATAGGTTCTACCTTCCATTCTCAAGTTGACGGATCGACGCCATAATGGTGTCACGGACAGACATCCCCGCTGGAAGCGCTTGTTGAGCTGGTGCGGCACTGCCTCTGACTTTCGACCTTTGCGCTTTTTTCGCTTTCTTCACGGCATCTGTCTTTACCGTGTCCTGCGACTTTTTCAGCGCGTAACTGTCCATCTCTGCCTTCCGCAGCTCAGGGTCGGCGTAAACCGCCATTTCGTAAGCTGTCTTCAGGTCTGGAGCGTTGCCGTTGCTGATGAAAGTACCCATTACAGACCGCACCTTTTCAAAATGCGGATGCGCTGGGTTACCGTTTGCATCAATTTCAGCGGCAAACTGGTCGATCAAAGACTGCGTGCTTTGCTGGACGCTTTGCTGTTGTTGTGTCTGTTGATTTTGAATGAAGCCGGTGAGCTGAGCTACTTGCTGCTGCAACGCCTTCACTTGCGGATCTGCATACTCATCCTCCAGGGCGGCATCGTTACCGACTGCCCCGATATCCACGCCATACTGGTTTGCAAGCCAGGCAATGGCGTTTTGAGGGTCTTTCTGCAGATATTCGTTAGCAGCCATCAGTTGCCTGACCGCTGCAACGTCATCCATGCCCGCCCTTGCGAATGTATCGCGGTGCGGCGCAAGAATCTCATCGAGTGCTTCTGAGCGCTTGCGGAGGGCCGCTACACCTTGGGTCTTCTTGGTGTAGTCGGCTTCCATCTCCTTGTAGCGCCGCATCATAAAGTGCTGCGCTGCAGGCTCCATAGAAGCAAAATCATCTTTGAACTCAGCAGGCCAATGGTTCATTGGCTCAAGCGCCTCAAGCTCTGGCGCTTCTTCTGCCTCGTCTGTTTCGTCTAGGTCTTCTTCAGGCTCATCATCAGCCTCGCTGACCTCGACTGTCTCATCTGGCGCGGGTGGCTCAGGCAGACCATCTTCCTGGTCGTCGCCGGCATCTGCGTTCAGTTCTTGCAAAGTCCTGGCAACTGTCTCGGCGACTGTTTCCGGCCTTGCTGGCTCGGCTGGTGCGGCAGCATCGGCTGCGGCCTCAGCGGGAGTGCTATCAAGCGGGAGTTCTTGTTCTGTCATTTGAATAGATGGTCTTGGCTAGTGCCTACCTCCACAAAGTTATTGCGCCGCAGAAACTCGCGGTGCTGGGAACGGCTGGTGATCCAGCCACGATCTTTCATGTTTTGGTAAGGCTCGATGTCGCTCAAAATGGAAACGCCGCCCTTGGGGGCGGCGCTTGCCTTGGGTACGATCTGGCCGTCCCTGAACACAAATGTCTGCTTGCTCATCCCATGAGCATCCTTGCTGCCATGTCACGCTGCGCCTGATCCATCTTGCGGCGCGGCTTGTTCATGCTGCCAATCGCCTGCATCAGCTCAGGAAAAATCTTGCTCAGGACAGCCGCAAGCGGGCTATCCATCGCCTCTCGGATGATCTCTTTCTCTTGCTCTGACAAAGCCTGGTAGGCTTCATCAGCGCGTTCCATATCGACTTCCATCATGTAAAGTCCCTTGGGTTGCCAAAGATGTTCAGTGTCGGCGCAGCCTGCTGTGGCTGTGTCATGCCGCGTGTTTGCAACAGATCAACCAAGGTGCCGCCGGCATAGCCATAGGGCTGGTACAAATTGCCTGTGCCGCTGTAGAGGTAGAACGGATTGAGCAAGTAATTCGCTGCCAGATCGTCAATCACTTCTGGCGTCGTCGTGCCTGGGTCGGCAGGGTCTGCCGGTGCCACTGGTGGCGCTGCACGCTCATCGCTACCGCCACCGCCGCCGCCGGTCATCGCAACATTGCTGGTCGCCGGCACAAA